CAAGCAGACGATCTTCCCATTGTCGCACATTATGGTGAACCAAGCTACGTTCGAAGGTCAGGTGGTTCGTATGAGCATCAGCCTCATTTGTATGGACGTGGTGGATGAGACCAAAGAGAACCCACGCTTGCAGGCGGAGCCGTTCTACGGAACGAGCAACGTGCAAGACATCCTCAACACGCAGCTTGCGGTCATCAACGATGTGGTAGAGGAGCTTCGCAGAGGGCAGTTGTACTCCGACCTGTATCAGTTGGACGGCAACCCCACGTGCCTTCCGTTCACGGAGCGTTTCGAGAACCTGCTTGCGGGGTGGACTGCCACCTTCGATGTGCTGCTCTCTAACACCGAAATCTCTATTTGCTGATGCAACTCCGGCAGGATCTTGTCCGTGCAAGCCTTGAGAAGTTTGCCAATGGCGTAGTCGAGCAGGCGAAGGCTAACCTTGCCCGTGAGAACAAGAACGTCACGGGTAATCTTGCCAATTCGCTTCAGTACTACATTGAGGTGAACCCCAACTCAATCGCCCTGCAATGGAAGATGGACGAGCTTGCTCCCTATTGGAAGTTTCAGGACTACGGTGTCAAGGGCAAGACGTCATCCGACAAAGCCCCCAACAGTCCCTTCCGATTCGGAACGGGGAGCAGCGGTATGCGTGGCGGTTTGACCCGTGCTATCAACCAATGGGTGCGTACCCGTAGATTCCAATTCCAAAGCCGTGAGGAGGGCAAGAAGGGTCAGTTCTTGAGCTACGATGCTACGGCATTCCTGATCACCCGAAGCATCTACAACAAGGGCATCAAAACAACGAGCTTCTTCACCAAGCCGTTCCAATTACAATTTGAGCAGCTTCCCAACGAAATTGCGCAAGCCTATGCGCTTGAGGTAGCTGACTTCCTACGATTCACGTTGCAACAACCAAGACAATGAGTACACCTGTCATAGCCACCCCAAGCAGCCTCGCAATGGCGAGAAGCCCGCAGTTCATCACGGCAAAGAACAACGCCCTCGCCAATGATACATTGAACGAGATGACTTTGAATCTTGCTATCTACACGGGAACCAAAGCAGCATCCGCCACCAACAACTACAACCTATCAAAGGGCTATTCAATCAACGAGGTCATCAACTTTGAGGTGAGTGACTTGGTACGCTCGGAGTTCTACCACGACTTCAGCATTTGGAATGACATCGGCTACACGCAGAGTCCACAGGGCGAATGCCTATGGGTGCGTCCACAAGGCACGTGGACATTCTCCAACAACGGAGCAGCAGCAACTACTGCCACGTGGAGTTCCGGCACGACCTACGCTTACATCACCACTGATGGATGGGCAGCAATGACGAACATCACACCGACTTCGGTGAGTCAGCCTGTACTTGCGACAAGCCGTGACCGCCAATGCTTGGTAACCAATTCAGAGGTGCTTGCCATCAACAATAGTGTGGCAAACGACTTGGGCTTCATTACCATCACTTGGGAAAGCGGTGACTCGGATGACTTCTACGTTTCTTCAGTTAGCACCACCCCGCCTGACCCAACAAGCACCAACACGCAAGATCTCGTAATCTATGCAGGCGTAGGCCCCGCCAACCTTCAGGCTAATTCATACCTGCCTTCAGATCTGCGTCCAAGCAATCAACCGAACGGTGGTGTTGGAAGTTGGTACGATGTTATCTTAAAAGACACGGGAGGCGATCCTATCGCAACGGTACGATACTACCTCATCTGCGAGCCGAAGTACACCCCCTATCAAATCGCATTCATCAACCGATTCGGTGTTGCTGACTTCATCACGTTCTTCAAGCGCAGCGATGAGACGGGTACGTTCACGCAGGACTCGTACCAAAAGAGCATCTACAATGACGGCTTCACTACGCCATCACTTGAGGTGGGCAAGTACAACTCGTTCAACGTAAACTCACGCAACTCACTACGACTGAACACGGGCTTCGTGGATCAGAACTACGATGAGACCATCAAGGACATCCTGATGAGTGAGTACGTTGCGGTGTTGGATGGCAGCAATTGGGTCAGCGTTGTGCCTGATCGTGGCAGCATCGAATATCAAAAAAGCGTCAACCAAAAGCTCATCAACTACACGATGACGTTCACCTATGCCTTTGACGAACGCAGCTTGGTACGATGAACAAGGTAGACCTATACGTCAACGACTTTCGACTTGACCTGTTTGATGACGAGGAGATCAGCATCAACCTGTCGGTGCAGAATGTGCAGGACATCAGCAAGGTGTTCACGGACTTCACGCAAGGCTTCACGGTTCCTGCTACGCCACGCAACAACGAGATCCTTCAGCATTATTACAATTGGAACATCACAGGCTCGAAGATAACCACCGAGACCGCAGGTAGTCCGGTATGGAATAGCATCGGCATCACGTGGAATAGTTGGGCTACCGCTTGGAACGCAGGTGCGTCAAGCACAAGTGTGACCAACACCTTTGACGGACGCTTGCGTCAGCCCGCAAGAATCGAGATCAACTCATTGCCATTCCGCACAGGTGTGATTGAGATTGAGAACGTACAACTCAAAGGCACGGAGCCATACGCCTACACACTCACGTTCTATGGGGAGTTGGTAAACCTCACCGACCTATTCGGTGACGACTACCTGTACGACCTAAACTTCAGCGCATACGACCACGAATACACCGATGACGAGGTGCGTATTCGCTTCATCGCAGATACTGACGAAAACTTCTTCTATCCGCTGATGAGTCCCGTGAAGAATTGGTACTACAATTCAGGTGCGGGTGACGTAGGAGATAGCAACATTGCTGACAATGGAGCAGGTGTACACGGGATTCATTGGTACGAGCTGAAGCCTGCAATCAAGGTCAAGGCGGTTTTGGATGCTATTGAAACAAAATACGGCATCAACTTCACGGGTGACTTCCTGACATCAGTCCCGTTTGTTGACCTCTCGCTATGGCTACACCGAGCAGAAGGCTATCTATTCTCAAGCGGAAACGACATCGCTTGGACGCTGATTGACTTCACCCGCAACACGGGCAGCGGAAGCGACTTCAACCTTGCTACCGAAACGTGGACAAGCCCTGCGGATAACGACTACCAATTCGTGGTAACAATGGGTAGTTGCACGGAGGCCTACGAGCTTGGTATTTTCTTCAATGGGCAATTGCAGGCAGCAGCACTCGTAGATGCTCACGGAACAAGCGTGCAGCGCAGCTTTGACCTGTACGTTCCTTTGGGTACAAACGTGCAGCTTGCAATCAGACCGCAGGCTACAAACTCAATTACGTTCTTGCCGACCGATTATAGCTGCGACACCCTCGACCGAGAAACGGGACTACCCATCGCAAACGAATTCTCCGTTGACCGCACCACTTCGCAGACCGTCAGCTTCAGATTGATTGTCTCTGACCTGATGCCTGAAATGCGAGTGACGGACTTCCTGTCCGGAATTATGAAGATGCACAATCTTGTATTGGTTCCGCAGAGCGATGGCAGCTTCTTGCTTCAGCCCTTGAGCGAATGGTATGCTGATGGCACAAATCAGGACTACCAAACCTACTTCGACATCACGGAGTACTCGGTGAACCGTCCGCCCATCTATCGTGACATTGAGTTCAAGTACCAACCAACCGAGCAGATACTCGGCTTCCAATATCAGCAGACCAACTCGGTAGGCTTCGGAGACCTGCGAGCAACATTCACCTTTGACGCAGAGAACTTCACAATTGACATTCCGTTTGAGTGCCCTTTGTTTGAGCGTCTGACTGACGAAAGAGAAGGCACCCTCACAACGGTACTCGTGTACAAGAGCATCACCACGGAGGCAAACGATGACGGAACCCTGAATCCGTATGTTGGTGCGCCTGTTTTGTTCTACGGATATTTTGATGCCGACTTCTCGTTCTTTGATGAGCCGATTATGTGGGTAGATTCTGATGGAGTGACCACACGAACCATTACCAATTGTTGGTATGCCAACGTATCGAACCGCTACGACCAAACGCTCTTTCAGGCGAATAGTATGTGTTTTGGTGCAAACATCGACCCCTACTTCTTGCAGGTGGTCAAGAACGGACTATACTACAACTATTGGGCGGAGTACATCACCACGCTATACAATAAGAGCCGCAGGCTCGTACAGGTGGATGCGGTGTTGCCACTCGGCAAGATCCTAACGCTGAACCTGCAAAACAAGGTCATTTGGAATAATAGCCGATTCACGGTGAATTCGGTGTCAGTAAATATGACCACAGGCAAGTGTCGCTTCGAGTTGCTCAACGATGACCAATCCACGACCACGGGAATCTACGCTACTCCTTCGGAGCCATTAGAACCATCATCACCATCGTAAGTATGAAAAAAGGATTTATAGGTTATTTGGTAGACGTACTTCAGTCGGATGATTGGGTAGGCGTGAGTGAGAATGTTGAAATCGCAAAAGGCAAATACCATCTACCGAGCAATTGGCAAGACACAAAAAAGATCATTAGGAGGCAATGGCTGAAGAAGTAAATATCAACATAAGCATCACGACCAACGCTGCTCCTGCCGCTGACAAAATCACGAAGGAGCTTGATGGCGTAAAGAGAAAGGCCAAAGAGGTCAAGGATGAGCTTGCGGAAGCGTTTGACCAACCTGCTCAAGGCGACACCAAAATCAAAGAAGGTACAAGAGACCTTGAGACGCTAAAGAAAACGGTGTCCCCAATCAAGGGACTCATCAATGATCTGACCGGAGGGATGTCAGATGCGTTCTTTCAGGCGTATGAATCCGTCAAAGCAGCAACCGCAGGAGTAAAAGGTCTTGACCTTGCTCTGAAAACTGCTGCCTTTGGTATTGCTATCCTCGTCATTCAGAGCCTCGTTCAGTTATACGATGAACTGACTACATCAGCAGAGGAGGAGGCGGAGGCTCTCAAGAAGGCTGACGAAGCCAAGAAGCAATACATTGATACCACACGGCAGGCCGCTGACGCTCTTGACAAGGAGCGCAAGGCACGTGATGGCGCATCGAACGAGATCAAGCGGGAGATCGCAGAATTGGAGGCTTCCGGAGCAGCAGCCGAGACCGTATATAGCAAGCGCAAGGAGCTGCTCAACCAAGAGCTGCAAGACCTGATTGCAAAGCAGGCGTTCTTGTACGATGACGCAGAGGCCCAAAAGCAAATCTCTCAAGACATCCTCGACAAGCAGTCAGCACTCCGTGCGCTCGACCTATCAGAGGACAAGCGTGTGCGTGATAAGAAAGCGGCAGATGCAAAACAAGCAAAGGCAGACCGTGAGCGTGAGCGTCAGGAGGAGTTCAACCGACTGAACGCAATCATCGTCAGCAACAACTATTGGGCAGACGAGCTTGCAAAGGCCGTTGAGAAGGGCAATGAGGCCGTCCGTTCACGGGCGAAGTTTAGTGTTGATCTTCTTGAGTTCTACCAAGACCAACTTCAAGAGATAGAAGATCAAGAGATTTGGGCAGAGGAGGAGCGCAAGATCCGCCAAGCCCGTGCGAGAAAGGCTGAATCAGATGCAGCAGACAAGGCACGCAAAGACGAGATAGACAAAGAGAGAGCCTACCGTCAGTCGCTGCAAGATCTTGCCGTTGACTCTGCGCTTGGCACTATCGGTGCGCTGAAGGAGCTGAATTCCATCTACGATGCCAATAACAAGGAGGCATCAGAGCGAGCGTTCAACCGCAATAAGGCGTTAAGCATCGCAGAGACCATCGTGTCGACCTATGCAGCCGCACAAAAGGCGTACACCTCGCAGCTCATCATCGGTGACCCCACGTCAGTTGTACGTGCGCAGATCGCTGCTGCCGTAGCCGTAGCAGGTGGTCTTGCCCGTGTTGCTGCTATTGGAGCGCAGAAGTTCACTTGGAGTGACTCACAACCTTCAAGCCCATCAATCAACTCCTCCGCTGCCGGAGGTGGTGGCTCCGTGCCTGCACCGCAGTTCAATATCGTTGGACAAAGTGGCACGAATCAGCTTGCACAAAGCATCGGCAGTCAGTTCAACCAACCCATCCGTGCGTATGTCGTAGGTGGCGAGGTAACGACTGCACAACAATTGGAACGTCAACGAGTAAGAACCGCAACATTCGGATGAAACTAATCGAACTAATCCTTGATGAGACGATGGCCCTGACAGGCATCGATGCCATCAGCCTTGTCGAATACCCCGCTATTGAGGAGGACTTCATTGCGCTCAACACGCAAAAGAAAGAGACCTTCGCAATGCAGAACCAAGAGAAGCGTCTTTTGATGGGTGCTGCTCTGATCCCTGACAAGCCAATCTACCGAACCGATGGCGAGAATGAGTACTATGTGTACTTCTCAAAGGACACCATCCGTAAGGCAATGGAACTGTTCTTCAAGAACGGCTACCAAAGAAACGCTACCATCGAACACGACTACGAGGTTGACGGAACTACAATCGTAGAATCGTGGATCATCGAGGACGATACGCTTGACAAGAGCCGTGCCTACGGCCTTGACCTACCTGTCGGTACGTGGATGGTCTCAATGAAGATTGACAACGAGAGCATTTGGAAGCGTGTCAAAGATGGCGAGTTCAAGGGCTTCAGCATCGAGGGCTACTTCGTTGACAAGATGAACTTCAGCAAGCAGGAGCTTGCCAAAATCGAGGAGCAAGAGGCGGCTCTCATCCTATCACAAATCGCAAACATCATCAAGAAGGATGGTCGTGTGGTAGAGCTTGAGTCGTTTGCCGACTATCCGGAGGCAGTACGCAACAATGCCAAGCGAGGCATCGAGCTAAACGAGAAAAACGGAAACAAGTGCGCTACCGAAGTAGGGAAGATTCGTGGTCAGCAGCTCGCACAAGGCAAGGCTTTGTCGGTGGAGACCATCGGTCGGATGTACTCGTACCTATCAAGAGCCGAGACGTACTACGATGAGAACGACACGCAAGCCTGCGGAACCATCTCCTACCTTTTGTGGGGAGGCCTTTCAGGTAAGCAATGGGCAGAATCTAAACTGAAAGAACTCGGCAAGCTATGAGTACACGCAAGAACACCGCCATCAAAGTTCAGACCGATGTCATCAGCGATGCGGAGCGTCTGACCTACGCCATCGAAGAAGGCTCAATCGTACAAACGGAGACGGGCTATTGGATCGTGCGCAATGGTGAATGGGTAAACCTAAACATAAGCAACGCACAGGGGCTTGGTTGGGTACGTTGGGATGACAATCAGTACACCTCAAGCAACAAGCTCACGTTCGCAAATGGAGTACCTGCTCGTTTGCCAAACAACGGAGCAAACATCATCTCGTACTTGAATACTCCTTCTGATTTGTACAACCCCACCACAGGGCGTGTGTACGGCATATCGGAGAACGACACCTACATTGCCACCATCGTATTCAAAGCGAGCGCAGCAAACGCTCAACAAACCTACGGAGAGTTGCGCCTTGAGGGTGGCAATGGAACTCCCTACGAGCGTTTGGCATCAACAATCGCATTCCCAAGAGGCAACGATGTAGAGCATCCGTTTCACAACGTATTCCAATACTACGTTGACGAGGACTTCATTACCAACGGCAACTATTGGCAGTTGACGGCAGTAGGCGGAGCCGTCCTCGTGTGGGATATTATATTCTTCATCCAAAGAACTCAATCAAGATGATCAGACCACAACGCCTTCCCGTAGCCTCACCAAGAGGCGGCAACAGGGGATGCCTTTGCAAGGACAACACCTACTCACGCAAGTGCTGCGATGGGTCACTTGCTGCTCAAGGTATCGGATCTCTCGTAGGTCAAGGCACAAGCGTCCGCATCCGTGGCGAAGAATGGCAGACCATCAACACCCGATGGGAGGCCACGAACACGCTATGGCAGGATCTTTAAAAATGTAACAATTAACCCAACCCAATTTATTTAGTTAGATATGAAAGCAAATTCTATTCTGAACCGAATCCTTGCTGAACTCGCTTCCGTACGTGAAGTGAAGTTTGCAACTATGACACTTGAGAACGGAGCCGTTCTTGAGGCTGAAGCCTTTGAAGCAGGCAATGAGGTATTCATCGTTAGCGGTGAAGATCGTGTTGCAGCTCCTGTTGGCGAACACAAGCTCGAAGATGGTCGCATCCTCGTTATCTTGGAAGAAGGAATGATTGCCGAGATCAAAGAAGCCGAAGCTCCGGTTGAAGTTGAGATCGAGATGCAATCAGAAGAAGCCGTTGCAGTAGCCGAGGAGGTTGCTTCAGAGGCCGTTGCTGAAGTTGCTCAAGAGGTTGTTGCCGTTATCGAGGTAGCAGTCGCTGAAGCAGTAGCTCCCCTTGTTGAGGAGATTCAGAGCGAAATGAAAAAAATGAAAGAGGCGATGGAAGCCTACAAGCAAGAGATGGCTGCTGCAAAGCAAGAGTTCTCATCTCAAGCTGCCGCTAAACCCATCAAGCACACGCCCGCAACAAAGCAAGCCAACAAGGTTGAATTTAATCGTCCTTCAAAGTCGATTGACCGAGTCCTTGCACGTCTTAACAAATAACATAATTAACTGAAAATCAAATGGCTACGACGACCTCGATAACCACAAATTATGCGGGCATCTTTGCCTCAAAATACATTTCTGCTGCTCTTTTGAGCGCAGATACCCTTGACAAGGGACTCGTTGAGATTCTTCCCAACGTAAACTTCAAGACCACCCTTCAGAAGGTAGGTACTGACGACATCGTAAAAGACGCAACTTGCGACTTCACGGCTACGTCTACCCTGACTTTGACTGACCGTGTCCTCGAAGTAGAGCCGTTCCAAGTTAACCTTCAGCTCTGCAAGAAAGACTACTACGATTCTTGGATCGGTAGTCAGATGGGCTTCTCTGCTTACGATAGCATTCCTGCTTCGTTTGCTGACTTCTTGATCGCTCACGTAGCTGCCAAGACTGCTCAAAAGATCGAGCAAAACATTTGGAATGGTAACGCTGCCTCTGCCGGAGAATTCAGCGGATTCCTTTCTTTGATGACTGCTGACGCTGACGTTGTTGACGTAACGGCTACGACCGTAACGGCTGCAAACGTAATCACCGAGCTTGGCAAGGTTGTAGACGCTATTCCTGCCGCCCTTTACGGCAAGGAGGACTTGACCATCTACGTACCGCAGAACGTGGCTAAAGCCTACGTACGTGCGCTTGGCGGCTTCGGTGCTTCAGGTCTTGGTGCTAATGGTGTTGAGAACAAAGGCACGATGTGGTACGGTGACCAACCCTTGTACTTTGACGGAATCCGTGTCGCTATGGTGAACGGTCTGCCTTCAAACAAGATGGTTGCTGCTCAAACGAGCAACCTGTTTTTCGGCACAGGTTTGGGAAATGAGAGAAACGAATGTCGCCTCCTTGACATGTCGGAACTTGACGGTAGCGACAATATTCGTGTGATCTTGCGTTTCTTCGCAGGTGTTCAGTACGGTATCGGAACTGACGTAGTTCTCTACTCTTAATCCGAGTCATAGTTTAAACCACGAGGGGGTGTGGGTTCTGCCCCGCCCCCTTTTTTAATTCAAAATAAACAAAAGACAAATGGCTTGCGATTTACAACTTGGACGTGCGATTCCGTGTAAAAACGTGGTGGGTGGCCTGCGGGCGGTATATTTTGCCGACTTCGGTGACGTTCCTTTCAGCGCAATTACTTTCGCTGATGCGACTGCAACATACGATGAAATCACCGACATCAGCGGAACCTTCACCGTTTACAAATATGACTTGAAAGGCAACTCATCTTTCGAGCAGGCTTTCAATGTTAGCCGTGAGAATGGTACTACCTTCTTTACCCAAACCCTCAACCTGACCTTGACCAAGCTCACGAAGCAGGACAACAAGCAGTTGAAGGTGATGGCCTACGGTCGCCCACAGGTATTTGTGGAGGACTACAATGGCAACTGCTTCCTGATGGGTATGCAGTATGGTGCTGAAGTAACGGGTGGAACCGTTGTAACGGGTGGTGCTATGGGTGACCTGTCAGGCTACACCTTGACGTTGGAAGGTCAGGAGAAGGCTCCTGCCTACTTCATCGAAGGTGCAGTTCAGAACAATCCTTTTGCGGGTTGTACTGCTACGGTAAACATTACCACAGGTACGAATTCCTAACGTATATTTGTGCTGCACTACTGAACGGAGTGGGGCATATTGGATGGAGAAGGGGGGCGAAAGCCCCTCTTTTTTTATACAAAAACTTAAGGCGAGGTTATTTAGTTGAGATGCATATTCTACAAGTATCAGCTTCGCCTCAATCAATTACAATCATTCCACGCTCCTACCCTGCGAGCGTCACGATTCAACTGATTGACGAATCAACAAACACAACGGCAACACCTGCGGTGACTGCTGCCTCTGCGAATGGTTTTATGACCCTTACAGGCACGTTCTCGTTGGTGAACAACCGCTTCTATGGTTTGAAGGTTTTTAACGCAGGAAACCTCATCTATCGAGATAGGGTTTTCGTAACTTCACAAACCGAATTCGACAAATTCACGGTCAATCAAAATGTCTACACCGAAGAAACAAGCTACGACAACGACTACATCATCATCTAAAGTCCACGTTGTCAACTTAAGTTCCTATACCACCCCTACCATCAAGGAGGTGCAGGGCAAGGAATGGGTTGAATACGGTGATGACAATGACTACTTTCAGTACTTAATTGACCGATACAACGGATCACCAACCAACAACGCCCTGATCAATGGCGTGGTTGACTTCATCTATGGTGAGGGGTTGGACGCTACGGATTCAGCAAAGAAGCCTGCGGAGTACGCAGCGATGAAGGGACTCCTTCACAAGGACTGCATCCGGAAGATCGTAGCCGACTACAAGATGATGGGTCAATGCGCCCTTCAGGTTATTTATAGCCGTGATCACAACACCATGGTAGAGGTAGAGCATATCCCCATCGAGAGCCTTCGTGCTGAAAAGCCAAGCGAAGAAGGGGA